CCGCAGTTTTCTGACATGATCGACAGGGGCGTTAACCTCAAGGAGTACACGGCTCCTCAGCGCCAGTTGATCGGGGAGATGTTGGGGCGGAACATGCAGGACGTTGATTTGACTTCCGAGTTTCGCGATGTCTTGTCGATTGGTGACGGCAGTCACGTCCGGTCGATGTCGCTTTCTGAGACTGAACGGTACATCCGGTCGAAAGATGAGTATTGGCAGGGCACTCGGGGCCAGGATGAAACGATGTCTCTTGTGAATGGGTTGAGCAAGGCGATGGGTGTGCGTCGATGAGGAAGGAACTTTAATGACTACTGTTGATTCTTTGGACTCTGCTGTTTCCGATGCGTTGTCGGCGGCTATCGAGAGTTTGTTGACTACTTACGGGCTTGAGGAGTTGTCTGGTTGGGCGACAGGTTTGCTCTCTAGCGGCGCTACTTCTAACCGTATTGAGATTGAGCTTGAGCAGCAGCCAGCGTTTCAGCGTCGGTTCCGGGCGATCTTTACTCGTCGGGACGCCAACCTCCCACCTATTTCGGCGGGCGATATCCTTCAGTTTGAGCGGCAGACCGCTGAGCTTGAGTCGTTCTACGGGTTACCTGAGGGGACGATTGACGCTCAGGAGGCAATGATTAACGATCAGGGTTATAACGAGTTGCAGGCTGCGGTGGCTACGGAGGTGGCGTTTCGCCAGTCTGACCCTGAGACGCAGCGGATTGCCGCAGAGTTTTATGGCATTGGCGGCACGCAGGGCGAGTTGCTTGGGGCGATCTTGAATGAGCAGGTCGGTTTGCCTGCCGTGCAGCAGCGGATTCAGGCATCGCAGGTTGCGGCGCAGGCTCAGGTGCAGGGCTTTGGCGAGTTGACTCGGTTGGAAGCTGAGGATTTGGCGCAGCGGGGCGTTGATGTTGATGTTGCGCGACAGTCGTTTAATTTGCTGTCTCGGTCTGAGCAGTTGACTCGGGACTTTAACCGGTCGGAGTTGTTGTCGTTGGCGGCGGGCGAGACTCCTTCGATGGATCGTTTGGAGGAGGCACGGCAGGAAGCTCAGGCGGTGTTTGCTGGTGGCGGTCAGTTTGCTGGTGGCGTTGCTGGTCTCGGTGTGGCAGAGTAGAGAGATGCTTCCGGCTCCTGAACCTCGTACCCTTATGGACTTGTATGAGAGCGGCGAGTTGGGCGAGTTGGGTGCGTTGGAGATCGACTGGGGTGACGGCGCTGACGAGGTTGTCGTGGCTGCGTGTGACTTGGAAAACCCTGAGTCGTGTGAATCATGCCAGTGATACTTGCATAAGGGCCGGTAAGTCGGCATACTTGGTGTTACCGGGCGAAGAGCCTGCGTAAATCAACAACCCATACCTGCCTTTCCCCATAATCCCTCCTTGGGAAAGGCACGCGGGTAGGAGGCGAAAGCACATGGCCGATATTGAGGAACTGAAAGCTCTAGTTGAGCTTGCGGATGATAGCGACCACGAACTCATTACGAGATTGCGTGGCGCTCTCAAATCCAAGGTTGACGGAGTGGATTCTGCTCGGGTTTCTGAGTTGGAGTCCAAGGTTGCCCGATACGAACGCGAGGCTTTGTTTGACGAGGCTGGCATAGGGGATTCCCCTACAGCTAAGTTGCTCCGCAAGGCGCTTAATGGTGAGGAAGGTCTCACTGTTGAGCGCATTCAAGCGGAGGCGAAGGAATATGGGTTGATTTCAGAATCTGAGAATCCCGTCAGTGTTGACGAGGCTCAAGGGTTGGCGGCGATTAATAGCGCAGCCGGTGAAGCTCCCGCAATTCCTCCCGACATTGCTACCCGTATGGCGAAAGTTTCTAGCCTTGAAGAACTTGAGGCGTTGGAAGCTGAAGCTGGGATCGCTGTCGAGGGTGGCTTCGGAGCAATCAACAGTTACTGAATGAGCGCCATGTGGAATCGCCCGATACCTTTCGGGTGGTAGGACAATCTTCTAGGGCTTAGGAGGCCCTTCCACTATGGCTTACACTGTACAATCCAGTCTGGAAACGGCTGGCACCGCTGCTTTCGACAAGCGCATGTATTTTGCGCTTCGTCCTCAGCTTCATCACGATCAGGTCGCCACTGTGCGTCCGGTCGCTACCCATCAGGGTGGTTCGGTTCAGTTCACGCTTCGCGATGAACTTGCTGCTGCTACTTCGGCTTTGACCGAGAACGCTGACCTTACTCCTGTGGCTATGGGCGATGCGCCTGTAACGGTCACTTTGGTTGAGTACGGCAACACGATCAATACCACGGCGAAGGCTCGTGGTACTGATTACAGCGCTGTCGATGCTGATGCTGCGAACCTGATTGGTTACAACGCTGGCATTTCGCTTGACACTATTGCTCGTGACGTTCTTGTCGCTGGCACCAACGTCAAGTTTGAGGGTCAGGCTACCCAGGGCGCTATCACCGCTTCGGACACCTACTCGGCTGCTTCGATCCGCGAGGTTGTCGCTGGTCTGCGTGGCGACAACGTGATGCCGTTCGTCGGCACTTCTTACCTTGGCATGATCCACCCGGATCAGTCGGTTGACCTTCGGGCCGAGACCGGTGCTGCTGGTTGGGCTGAGCCTGCCAACAACACCGAGTCGAGCCGTCGCTGGCAGGGCATTGTCGGCGTGTTTGAGGGCGTGAGTTGGATTGAAAGTCCCCGTGTGAAGATGGTCGCTGATGGCGGCGCTTCTTCCACTGTGGACGTTTACCAGTCCCTCATTCTGGGTCAGGAATGTCTGGCGAAGGCGTTCAGCACGTCTGAGTCGGCGGCTCTTCCTCAGGTCCGTCGTGGCCCTGTGGTTGATTCACTGAGCCGGTTCCATCCGGTTGGTTGGTACTGGCTGGGCGGTTACGCCCGGTTCCGTGAGGCTGCGATCCGTCGTTACGAGACCGCTAGCTCCATCGGCGCTAACTCGTAGAGACTGATAGGGGCGGGGGGCTTCCATCTCCCCCCGCCCCTTTCTCTCTTCTGGTGGAGGTTTAGATGGGCAAGTACGCTTCGGTCGGGTTTGTTAGGTCCGACTCGAAAAAGAAGGTTCGACGCGTTCGGGTTGAGCGTGAGGACCGTCCCGGCACGGCTGGGTTTCAGACCGAACATTGGAGTGGCCGGGTTGATGCGGTCGCTACCCCTGACGCCGCTCGTGGCGTCGGTAACGCTCAGGAGTAGTTGTGGCTATCACTGCGTCTGGCGTCTTTCTCCCCACCTTTCGGGACATTTTTGACGCGACTCAGCTTGCAGTGAATGTCGATAGCGACACGTTCGATATTCGTTTGGTTGACAATACGGTCACTCCCGACTTTGACACGCATGGCCTTTGGTCTGATTTGTCGTCAGGTGAGGCGAGTGGTGCTGGCTATTCGGCTGGTGGTGTGGCGTTGTCGGGGTTTAGTATGGCGATCAGTTCTGGTTCGTTGAACTTTGATGCGACTGACGCTGCGTGGACTTCATCTACGGTTACCGCTCGCGCCGCTGTGATGGTGGATGATGCGCTGGCGAACGATCCGCTGTTTTGTTTGTTGGACTTTGGGTCTGACATTTCCTCATCGAACGGGACTTTTACTGTGCAGTTTGCTTCGGGTGGTTTCTTGCAGATTGATATGACTCCGTAATGGTCACAAATCGTCTAAGCGGTCTAAGGACTCGCCAGTCGGTACTGCGGCCAGGGGGCCGCATAGCGGTGGTAGGGTCGGCATCATGAATATCGAACCACAAGAAGTCATCAATCTAATGCAGCAACGATTCCCTCAAGAGTTTGAGATCGTCGTGTTGACTATCCAGAACCAGAAGCTTGCTGCGGCGGCCGCCGATATGGGGGAAGACAATGAAGAAGATTAAAGTCATTGCGGGTTCTGTTGTTACTTGGGTGACGATGGCGGCGTTTGTCGTTCAGGCCGTCGTTGCCGAACTAGGCGATGACTTTCCTGGGATCGTTGAGCCGGGGTTGCGGCTTGGTGTAGTTTTGGTTGGTGTTATTGGCGTGATCCGCAGGGTGACCCCTGTTGGTCCTGACGATTATGGTCTAGTATGAACATGGTCTCGATTAAGAAAGAAGTTTAGGTATGGCTGAAGGACTTTCAGCGGCAGCGGCTAACGCTCTGCTCGACACTCATCACGACACGACCTATGCGTTTGTCCAGTTGCATACTGCTGCTCCTGGGGCTGCTGGCACGACTGCCGTGGCCGGTAACGCTACCCGCAAGGACACGTCTGCTGCTTGGGCTGCTGCTGCTAGCGGTAGCAAGGTTACTGATGTGGACATCGACTGGTCGGATGCCGAGGTGGACACTGGGGAGGATTACACTCATGTGTCGTTCTGGACTCTTGCGTCTGGCGGGTCGTTTGGTGGTTCTGGCACGTTGACGGCGAATGCTGTTCTTGCTTCTGGCGATTCTTTTTCTATTCTCGCAGGCGGGATGACAGCTTCATTTACTGTCGCTAGTTAGTCCGCAGCAGGTTACTGGGGGCTACTAATGGCTACTAATTATCCAGGGTCACTTGATTCGGGCACTGAGCAACCGTCGCCGCTGGCAGCGACGGAGATGGACGACGCCGGGTTTGAGCATGATGTTGTTCATACGAATCATTCTGGCGCGATTATTGCGTTGGAGACGAAGGTTGGTACGGGTGACTCGAATGCTGTAATCAATTCGGTGTTGGCTGGTACTGGTTCGGGCACGTCTGGTTGGACGACTGGAACGTTGGCGAATGCGATTAGTGGCAACGCTGCTACGGCTACGGCGTTGGCGACGGCTCGGGCTATCAACGGCGTGAACTTTGATGGCTCTGCGGCGATCACGGTGACTGCTGCTGCTGGGACGTTGACGGGTGCGACGTTGGCTTCTGGGGTGACGGCTTCGTCGTTGACTTCGGTGGGCACGTTGACTGCGTTGACGATGGGGGCCACGAGCACAAGCGAAGGTGGCGAAATACGTCTCGACGGTGGCACCTCGTATGCGGCAAATTACGCCCGCATCGACCGCTACGGAGACAACCTGCTCCGTTTCATGGATCAGTCAGCGGTACGCATGTCGCTTGACAT